ATCCGCAGTGCCAAGAAAAACGCCTCAGAGACCAATCTGGATCGCTTGAGCGTCGAAGACCGAAGCGCCATCCTTGCACGGGCTGCTGTTGTCCCCTTTCTTGAGTCGGCCATCAACCACTACTCTGCCCAATTGCAGAAGGTTAGCGAGACCAAGGACGCCGAAATCAAAGAACTCAAAACCCAACTAGAAGGATTGGTTGGGGCTACTCCAAGTCTTGGCAAGGCTACCGAAACGGATGCCAGCGAAGAAGACGAAGATGTGGACAGCTTGATGAATTTCGGAAAATCTATTTTCCGTTAAAATTCTGCTATTGACAATTTAACGCAAATGTAATAGTTTGCGCTTAAGACTTAAGTCTGAGTTGGTCGCAGACGCCTCGCTGGCTGGTTAGCCTTCAAAATTTGTAGCCGTAAATCTCTGGTCGCGGCCCAGAAAATCAACCGATAGACGGGCATCCTATGCCTATCAATCAAACCTAACCCTTAAACTAAATAGAAAGAAATAAAATTATGTCAGCACCTATTGGAAGCCAAGCTTCTTGCGAATCAATTTCTGACCAGTTTCAACGCGAAACGGGCAGGATCGCTCTTGGTACACATCGCTTGGGTCTTTATAAGGATCCCTATATGCGTTTTGTAACGCAATCCGCTTTCCCCGACAACATGGGAGCGGTTATCACCAACACCATCGCCCAGCGCACTGTTGCCGTTGGTAGCGGGTGGGAAGATGTCGGCGTCACTGGCGTTGAAGGCGAAGCCAACTCCTGCTTGGCCCCCGTCAAAACCGTTGGCTATGCCTTCGATCAGAAAACCTTCAAGCTCCGCCATCAGGCGATTGAGTCGAACTGGATCTGCTTGGAAGACGTTCGTACTTCGGCGTTCCCGATTGACGATGTCAACAACTACATCAAAATCCTTGCCGATAACGTCAACAAAGAGTGGGTTGAGCGTTATGACAACGACTACTACGCAGCCGTGACGAAAGTTTCTGTGGAACCTGGCCTTGCCGAGTCCACGGGATCGACTTTTGGTTCGCTGCCGAACCCGACCTCCGTCTTGACGGTTGGCGTCCTTCGCGAACTCTATGATCGTCTCTACCAGAACAACGCTGGTGATGACGGTGATGCGGTGACCGATGACGGCTCGCCCGTGTTCAACGTATTTGCCGAACGAGCCACGATTGAGAACCTGATCAAGCTCAACGAAGATGTCCGTCAGGACATTCGCTGGAGTGATCGCGTTAATGATCTGCTTGGTGCTAACGGCTCCTCGCTCCTGCCCCGTAAGGCTTACGGTGGATTTGTGTTCCATAGCCGCCCGTTCCCGAAGCGTTTCAACGACAACGGATCTGGTGGTTATACCGAAGTTGCTCCCTACGTCTCCACGACTGGCGCGACCAAGGGCACGAAGTTCATCATCAACCCCGCCTACAAGGCTGCGAAATATACCTCCACGGTTGTTTTCCATCCGAAGGCCGTTGAGTGGCTGGTTCCGAATCCTAACCTGAAAGTTGGAAAACTCGTTTACGATGCCCAAAACTATCGTGGAGATTTCCGCTGGATCAACGAGTTCGACCGCAATTGTAACCCTGACAAAAACAGCGGTTACTGGCGGGCGAAGATGGCGTGTGCCGCAAAACAGGTGTTCCCTGAATTCGGCTATTACATCCTCCACTTGCGCTGCAATCTGGCCAACGACCTCGTTGCCTGTAGCTCTGGTAGCGGATACGGCTACCTCGCGGACTAATAGCTAGTCTCTATTCATCAAGGCTTGCCTTGGAGTAAAATCTAAGGCAAGCTCTATGAGGAGAGAATAACTATTATGAAAATCAAAATACCTACCGATTATACTTTGCCCGAAGACGTTGCTGACGGGGACTCATTTGAGGAGCTTGTCAGTTTCCGCGTCGAAGGCGACTCGCTGGTTCCTACCATGATTGCTGGCGTTGAGATCGCCGCAGACGAGTCCGACGAGGACACGGAGATGGAGGACGAGGCTGCTGACGAAATGGAAGCAGCTTCCCCTATGGCTGGCATGGGTGAGCGTATCATGGGCATGGCTTAAAGGACGGAGACCATAGGCTATGGCTCTCCCTACTTTAGATGCTACTTTTGCTTCGGCGGCGGATCAGCCCCGAAGGTATATGCTTTCCCAATGGCTGGTAGGAGAAAAAGAAGAAGTAGCTGGGCCATCTAGTGTTTTGGTTTCTGGCGCGGGGTCGGAGGGAGCGAATGGCACTTATATTGCGCGTGGCGAAGAAAATGGAAAACCATACTATAACTTAGTTGGCGAAGCTGATTCCCCGTCAGAAAATTCTATTTTTTGGAATGGAAGTAGGTGGGGAATAACAGATTCTAATAGTGATTTTTATTATGAATCAGCAGAAGATATTGAGTTTCCTTGGCTGGTCGAAACGTGGACAATATCAGATACTGGCGAATCTCCCATTCCGTCTGTTACCGAAATCCCCGCAACCAATCCAATTGCCAATTACGTCACCCTCCCAGAACGCTATCTCTGGGCCAAGATTGCCGTAGCCGCAGGCGCACCCAAGACCGAAGCAGACTACATCTCTCTTCCTAAACAATATGCATGGAAGGCGATTTACGATGCGGTTTCGGGGTCGAGCGCGGGCACTATCGACTGGGGAGAAAAGCAAGCTTTGGGACATATTGCCGCCGCCTATCGCGGAGACACGGGCAACCCAGCAAACCTAGCCACATATATCGACTGGCCTTGGCGCTATCAAGTGGCTTCAATCATTACGTCACTATGAGCATTGAAGAGATTCCAAGACGCAGGGGGATGGAGCGCGGAGTAAAACTCACGATGAGTGAGTTGATTGCGGGGATTGCCTTGATGATTACTTTGTTTTCGGCCCTCAATGGGTGGATTGTATTGCCAGAACAAATGAGGCACATCCAAACCAATGATGCTAAACAGGATGCGCGGATTGAGATGATTAATAAAGAAAACCAAGAGAGATCTGAGACCTTGGCCCGAATTGACGAACGCACAAAAAGAATCGAAGATTACTTGAAATCCAAGGGATTCTAGCCTAACTTTAAATCTATGAAATCATTCTTTAGCTACCTCTTCGGGATTCCTGCCAAAATCTGGAACTTCTACGCTCCGATCCTTCGCGAACTCTTTGTGGATGCTGCGGCGTCCCTTCTGCCCCTTGCCTTGGACATCGTCCGCGAGTTGGCCGACTCCAGCAAAAGCGGAAGCCAAAAGCGCGAAGCAGCCGTCAAGAAGCTAACCAGTGCTGCCCTGCGTAATGGTATTGACGTTTCGGAGTCCTTGATCCGCTTCACGATTGAATCGGCGGTTCAGCGGGTGAAGTTGGAGGAATAATCAAATGAAAGATAAAATTCTCGCATTTCTTGTTAGTAAGTCTGGCGGTATCATCTCCCCTCTTATCGCCATGGCTGTGGCAGCGGTTGTTTCAAAGCTTGCCATGATTGACCCCAAGCTGGCTGAATCTGTAGACCAAGTTTCTCTTACGGGTTTTGTGGTGGCCTTCATTATCTCCATCATCAACTACACCACCAACGCCATCAACGTCAAGGGGGTCAAGAAGATTCAAGCCTTGGTCAATACAGATGTGGATGGCGTGGCTGGGCCTGTAACCTACACTGAAGTCCGTAGGGCTATTGAGGTGCCTGCTGCCCGCAAACCAGCCCGCAAGCCCGCCTGTAGCCGAAAGAAACGTCTGTGAAGCCCTTATCCCATGAAGTCCTCAAAGCAATACTCGTCCCCGTCCCTCCCAAAGAAGATCGCAGAAGTTTCCTTGTCCGTTTATTCAGTTCCATCCGATTCTTCACCAAAGTCAAGCGGAGCGATGGGGGAAAGACTGCCGTCACCATCGGAGTCCGAGGTGGAGCGGATTTCTAGGAACTGGGACATTGGACGCCGAGTCTGCAAATGGTAGATTGGAGAAATGCCGCCGTGTGGCAATTGATCCTGAAACTACTTGGGCTAGAATCAAAAGATGGCCAAGCGCCGTCCTTGCCGAGCTTGCCGTCCGAATCCAAGACGAACTCCGCGCCAGAGCCGAGCGTTCCCGTAGCGCCCCAAAAAAAAGAAAGCCCCGCAATCGAAAGACTCGTTGAGATCGCATTGTCTCAAGTCGGAGTCAAGGAAGTTGGTGGTAATAACAAGGGTGCAAAGATTCGGGAATACCAATCTGCAACTACCTTAAAACCAGCAGCTTGGCCATGGTGCGCCGCCCTTACATCGTGGATAATTCGCGAATGGCTTAAAGACCCAGAGGTTGTTAAATGGCTCAATCTCAAATTACTGACTCCAGAGAAGTGGAGACCTAAAACGGCGGCAGCATTCGGATATATTGAATGGGCCAAATCCCGCCCTGCAACTACCAAGATTCTGACAGAGAAAGCCAAACCCCAAGTTGGTGATCTGGTGATTTTTGACTTCTCACATATTGGAATTGTGGTCAAGGTTGGAGAAAACAATTTCCAGTGTGTGGAAGGGAATACCAACCAGCGCGGAACAAGGGATAGCAACTCAGGTGATGGCGTTTGGCTTAAAACCAGAACACCTTCACTGGTAAGAAATTACATCAGAATCAATCCATCGAAAGTGCAATGAAGGACGAGGCAAAACACCGCAAGAAAAAAGTCTACCGCAAGCCCGAAGCAAAATCTTGTTACTATTGCGGATCAAATGATATTGAACAAATCCACGTTGCCCATGTCGGAATAATCAAGACATGCCGCAACTGCAAAGAACAAATCGATTAAGTCTATGGCCGTCCACGACGAAAGGCTCCAAAAGGTCTTGGACAAGCTATCGAAAGATCTGGTTGAATATTTCGATTCTGGATTTATTGTGGCCACATTTGAAGAGGGACAGGAAACAAAGAACGCCTTCATTAAGTTTGGCAATGACTACGCCATTGAAGGACTGGTATCCAACATCCATGATATTCTTTATGGGCAATCAGAAGAAGATGACGATGATGACGATTTGGATGACGGGGATTTGAAAAAAGTTATCAAAGATCTCTAAAAAGATTGAACAATTTTGATAGACGCTAGGTCTATCCATTTCAACCAATACACATACCACATGACTACAATATACGTTTGCGGGCCAATGCGCGGCATTAAAAACCTAAACCATCCAGCCTTCTTTGAAGCTGAAGAAAGTCTCAAAGCAAAAGGATACAATGTAATCAATCCAGCAAGGATGGATCAGGAACTTGGGCTAGATCCTCACAACTCCCAGATGGATGGGAAGTTTATTACTGATTGCGCCAGAAGAGATATCGATGCGGTCTTTGAATGTGATGAACTTGTGCTTCTGCCCAACTGGGAAAAATCAAAAGGAGCAATGGCTGAGATTGCTGTAGCCCAATGGATCGGAAAAAAGATCAGACTCTATCCATCTCTAGTTAGGCTGGACAGAGAGGATGTTTGTGATATAGCTAAACGTCTGACATCTTATGATAGGCAAACAGACTACGGAAGCCCGATTGAAGATTTTACCAAACAGGCTAGAATGTGGGGATCTATCCTTGGAATCAAAGTGACTCCACAACAAATCGCTATGTGCATGATTGCCGTCAAACTTTCCAGACTTACCAATTCACCGCGCCATCGCGACTCAATTGCCGATATCTGCGGATACGCTAGGTGTCTGGATCTCTGCAACCAAGCAACATCTCTATGAGCAAAAACATCGCAATCCTTTCGGATTTTCATTGCGGCCATAAGGCTGGACTGACCCCGAAGGGCTACCTTCCAGAAGAACCCGCTGAAGAGCGCGCTCGCTGGATTAACGCAAACAAAGCATATTACAACTGGTATAACCACCATATCAGGAAGCATGGCCCATACGATATCATCTTCCTCAACGGAGACCTTCTGGACGGGACTGGAAAGAAGTCTGGCGGAACAGAGCAGATCACTACTGACATGGAAGAGCAGTGTGATATGGCAGTTAAGATCATCCGCGAAATCCCGAAGACTAAAAAGTGCGAAATAGTTATCACCAGAGGAACGCCTTACCATACTGGTGATGCCGAAGACTGGGAAGACATTGTGGCAGATCGCGTAAGCGCGGCTATTGGAGAGCATGAATGGGTAGAGGTAGAAGGGGTCGTATTTGACCTTAAACATCACCCAGCAGGCTCTAGCGGGCTTCCCCATGGTCGGCATACTGGCGTGGCCAGAGATCGCCTGTGGAACATCATGTGGGCTGAAAGAGAGCTACAGCCAAAGGCCGACATCTTTATCCGCTCCCATGTCCACTATCACAACTTTGCAGGAGGCCCAGACTGGCTAGGCATGACTACTCCAGCCCTACAGGGGTTTGGTAGCCGCTACGGAGCCAGACGCTGCACTGGTCTGGTGGACTTCGGTTTCGTCACATTTCAAGTCAACAAAGGAACATACACATGGCAACCCATCATAGCAAAACTAGAAGAGCAAAAAGCTCCAATGATAAAATTGTAGTCCCTTCTTGGGATGATGTTTGGGAGTCTTTTAAAGACAACAGCGAATACACCACCATTGAGGCGATGAACGCTGATGGATGGAAAACGGTGGATCAGGTAATGAAAATTACTGGACTGTCTAATTCCAGAATTCGCAACATGATCAGTGAGGAGAAATTTGATCGTGAAAAGAAAAGGGTCAAAGATGGCGGGACTATTAAAACAATGAACTTTGTCAGGCCAAAAGCTACCACCTAGGTATTGGATTAAAAATAATTGTTTTCACGAAAAACCCATATTTATCGTGAATATCAAATGGAAGACCTATAAAATATCTTCTTTGAGTTGGTCTGATTTTTTTTCTTATTTTATAACAAAGATATTCCATTGATTCTGGAATATGCAGTTTTCCATCTTTAAGATAAGGAAACTCAAATCCATGATATGTGTTTGGAGTTTTAAAGTGTTTTATATAGTGAAACTCAACTCCAAAAATAGAATTTTTTACTAAAGAATAGTCATCTGCAAAAACATCAAAGTCTGATGTCTCGGATGGGCCAAGCCAAAGCGGCTTTTCCAGTTTTTCGTTTACTGCATAAAAATCAAAACCACCACAACGAGACCCAACCACAATCATAATAAAATTTTATTCTGGTTCCCACCATTCAACTTCAAATGAAGTAATGCTGCCTTCTGCTGTCCATTGATCATCTGGATAAGCCGCATCGCTAAATACAACATATCCTTTTAATGGAGCAATAAGATTTGCTCCATTTTTGTCTTTAGCTGGAAGCGTAATGTTGAAATCTTGTGTATTTATTAGATTTGCTTGTTCATAATCGCCAGTGCCGTACCCCTCAAATCCTTCCCACGCACCTTCATTATGAAGACTGCTGTTGATATACCAGTTCATTGCAACAGATGCGTCTTCTCCTAAGTATTCTTTGGCCCCATAAAAATTTACAAAAACATTATCAATTTTAAATGCTTGTAAATTCATAAACGAATAAAGACTGCTTCCGTCAATAAAATCCTCATTATCATACACAATTTTATTTTCTGGAATAGAGCATCTTTCATTTGGGGATGTTTGACTATAAAATTCAAATGTTGCATTCCCAGAATATGAATTTGCCGATTGTCCAGATCCAACAGTCACATTATATTCAATCTCCATTGTGGCTTTATAAAACAACCACCAAAATGGAACTCCAGCCTTTATATTTGATAAAGATGTTTGTGTTACTTGTCTTTCGCTGTCTGGTTTGAATGTGGTATATGAATACCATTCAGCGTGTGGTCTTTGCGTTACATCAGGAAACAATCCAAGCCTCCTGAACGGCTTAAAGGTGGGCATAATTACTCCAACGGAGGAAGATCGTCAAATTCTTCGCCCGCCGCCAAAAGTTGACCTCCAAGCGCAAATTGTCGAGCTTCTCCGTTGTAGCATATATTAAATATACAATTTTGTTCTTTTGGTTGACCCTGTTGAGTAGTTGATCTGTTTTGGGTTTTTGAAACCTGTAGCTCTTTTTTTGAGGAGCCTAAAAACTTCTGGCTAACATTGTTTTGCAGGCTCTGAATTTGAGATTGGTTGCTTATTTCTTGGATGGTTTGTTTATTCATTTTTTTAATATACCGCTGCTGGGGTTATTTCTACAACAACAGCCTCTATTTTAACAAGTCCGAATCTGTAAAGCTGAGAATTGACCGAATACAAATATTTACCAACCTCAATAGACTCAGGATTTGTTGCTCCAATTGTATTACCAATCTGTGTATAAATGACATCTTGTCCTCCAATATTAGTTATATAAGTTCTAATAGCATTAACCTTTATGTTAGCCTTTGCTTTTGCGCTTGCTGTACTTGTTCCCGCTTGCGCGCCACTAGCTGTGGCTGTTCTTTCAACTTCAAAATTTGTAATAAATCCTGTGCCAGACTCGTCTAGTATGCCTGCATTTATTGTAATTTCTTTATGTAAAGATTGCGGAATTTGAAATGTTTGAACATCAGATCTTTTATCAATAGAAACACTTTTATTTCGATTGTTTGGAAGCGAAACAGACGCAGTCGCGGTAACAGTTTCAGACTGCGTTATAATTGAAAAAGAAGATGATTCTGTGTTGAAGACGGGCCATTTTTGAATATTTTCTTGAAGTTTTGTATTTAAAAAATCAACAACATCTATTTTGTTTTTTGAGTCCAAAAAGAAAATATATTTTGTAGCATCAAGTAATCCAGAGTACCCATTTCTAACAGAATAACCAACAGAGTAATCAAAAGACGCAGTTGCAGAAGCTGTAGCACTTGATGAATTTCCAGTAGATGTGGCATTGTCTCCCCCTTCTGACTTTACAACCTCAACGATAATATCAATAAGTTGATCTGGAAGAGAAACCGAAACAACATCTTCTAATGCGTAAAATTTCTTCAGATATTCTTCTTTTACTTTTTCGGAAAGTATAGTTCTTTTTTGTGCGTGATAAACATCTCTAGGTGTAATTTCGCAGTTTGGTTGACCGATGAAACTATCTATTTGTTGGCCATCAACAAAGATTTGCTCGTATGGAACGACCACTCCAGTAATATCATCGTATTCTTGTCCCTTTAGGTTTGGAACTTGATTAAGTTTTGTTACTCTTTGAATAGATGTTCCGCCAATACTTTCTGTTTCGGCGGCAATAGTCCCAAAAGACGGAAGTATATTTGAAACTCCAAGAAATTCGGTTGTATTTGCAATACCGCCACCAAGTTCCTGTGTGTAAATTTGTCCAGATACCCCGCTTCTTTGCTCAACAATTGTTTTGGATTTTCTTACCTTTTCGGCGGTTATTCTTTGTGCTGTAGATTCGACAACCCCCGTTCCGCCGCTATCAATGTTTTCTGGTTCTGCGCTTTTTGAAGCAATAACTTTAGACTCGGTTGTTTGATTTTGAATAAACTTCTGTGGAAGCTGTGTTCCCTGCCTTAATGTTTTAACATCTTCAGGGAAAACTTCGCCAACAACGGTTTCGCTGAGAACGGTTCTTCCGTCTCCAAGGGCTTCGACGCTGGCATCCACCAAAGTTGCCGAAGGGGTGAAGGACTGCGCCCCAGATGAAAGCGTAAGTGTTCTTATTCCAAGCTGCTGTTCTGGAGTAAGAACGCTTTCGACTAAAATGGCATTTTCAATTGTGTTTCTAGATGTTGTAGCAACCCGTTTGACAAACTTTGTTACTTGTTGTTCTGATTTCTCAAATTCTGTAATACCAAGAGACGGCTCTTCAACCTCACCCTCTAGCGTCTGTTCAAACACAATGTCTTGCTGCGAAGCTCGGAATTTTTGGGGAGTTAAATCAGCCTTTATCTTTCGATAGGATTTTGCTGAAAACACCTCTGGAGTTTCAGTAATTCTCTCTATCAATGATTCTGCGTCCTCCCTCGCAACCTCCACTGTTTTTGTTGCGGTTGGGCTTGGCGTAGAATAATTCAAAGCGCCCTTGCGTTGAGTGGTTACTGTGGCAAGCTGTCCTTCGTTGTTGGTTATACTACCAATCAGTTGCGGCCCATCAACCTTGTATGTTTGAATAATCTTAACCGAAAGAAATTCGTTGTATGGTTCGTAAGAAGTTTGAGTGATGACTCCGTCAATGTTTTCCAGTGTTCCAACCTCTTCTCCTGTTGGCACAAAAAGCTGTCGCCGCTCTTGGACGGCCCCGCGAGACGGATCATAAAAATCCCGATCTTTAATCGGAAAAAGAGAATTACCATCTTCATCAACTTTAATTGACCAAGTCTCCTCAATTTCATTTGAAACAATGGCAGAGCCTTCGCGCCCCTCGTAAGATACCTTTTTATCAGCAGCTAGATCAGCTTGTTGACCCTCGTTCTTTACCGCCCTGCGCCGACCTTGAATCGGGCCTAGATCGTCATCATAGCGGGTAAATGGAACCCAAGGAGCGGGCAAAATTTCGTAAACGTGGGTAACTCGTTCATCTCCGTTAGTTGGATTGGAACCTGTGAAGACATGGTTGGGATACCGCTTGGAGTCTGGATGCGGGCTTAGATCTTCTGGAACCCGATATCCCGCAACACGAGGATCAAGCCTCAATCCTATTACAGGAAAGTCCCGATCATTTGCCGCATAAGAAATAACGTAGGAACGATTTAAAGCTGGTTGTTCGGCCATAGAATCCCGAAAATCTACTCTAAAAAGAAGGTGGCGGCAAGATGATTTTCCGCTTGCATCATTCCATATCTTTGCTAAATTTCCCAGTGGAGGACATTCGTCTTCCATTTATCATGTGTGTGGGGCGGGGTCGGGCTAAAAACTCGGCCCCGCTTTTTTTGAACGCTTGACAAGTTGGGTTGTCGGATATAACGA